AGTTTCAAATTTTTCGACGGCTTTGCCCGTTAAACGGAAACCATCTCGACGCTTCACGCTGCGTCGTGTTCACGGCTGGCTTTCAGCTTGCACGGACTCTTACGAGCTACCCGAATTACATAATTACTTCTTAATCCCCTTTGATCGCGGACCCTTGCGGGCTGCCCGCTGGTTAATTATTCCCAACGTCTCCGCCACGAATCCGGCGGATTGTTGGCCTTGTTACAGATTGCCTCCAACTCATGCACGGGGCGCGTCAAATCAAACGTCCTGCCCGTGTTGTTGCTGATTTCTTGCAGTTCCCGGAGTAGCGGATAGGGAAGCTCAGAAACCCTATCCACTACCCCAGGAGGCACCGGAGGAGGAGAGGCAACCGACAAATCATTTGTCTTGTTTTTCTTCGGTCTTGCCATCTTTAACCCTCGCTTCGCGTTCTTCTACTCTTTGCCGGTCCTCTGTGACCTGTCTTTCGTTTGGCTGCCCGAATTTACTAACAACCCTTCTACCTTCTTTTGTCGGGTCAAAAGTATCGGTCATGATCACACCTGCACTTTCTTGTCGCCGTGGATCGCGGCCATCAGACGCGCCACCTCGTCAACTGCGTGTTGGTGTTGCGGATGGCTCGCGCTCCAATATGCTTCATAAAGCGGGTTTGCCTTGTCTTCCATGATGTTTTTAACCTTCGCCGCTGCGTCTTCACCAAACAGATCAAAGTTTTTGTCGCCTCGAATAGCCGCGTCTTCCATCATAGCCTTTGCGACGTTGCCCAGGATTTTTACGGCAATAGGATCATTCCCGAACTTCTCCGAAAAAGCGGCAATGTCCTCAGGCGAGCCACCGAAACGCTGTAACGCAGCGTCAGCACCCCGAACAAACTCATCGTATTTCTGTTTTGTCCCCAGTTCGGCCATCAGTGCCGCTTCGGTCTTTTCGGCCTGCGAGGACATCTGTGCCTCGATTTCCTTGAACGCCTCCACCTGGGCATCGTTGTAAAACTTGTAAAGCCCTTCCGCCTGCCACGGTAACAACCCCAGATAATGAGCCACCTGCTTAAATCCTGCCGTCAACTTCTCGTCTTTCGGGAACCCCTCAGGCAGATTCGCCTCCAACTTGTAGCCGTCGGCAGACTTCGGACGGCCCAGCTTATCCATGACATAATTCCAGTTCTCCGGCGTGTTCAATTTTCCCGCGGGAATCGGTATCTTTTCCGCGCCAACAAGGGTTTGAGCGTGCTTGTAGCTCTTAAATACGTCGCCCAGCCCCTTGCCCTCAAACGGTTTAAAAACAGGATCGTCTTTGAACTCTCCCAACAGTTCCGCGTTAATGGTTAAAGGCTGATTGCCCGGCTCTGGCTGACTCCCCGGATTTGCACCCGGATCAATTCCCGGATCATCTGACATAAAGTTTTCTCCCTTCTAAAGTTTTTGCCGCAGCTCGTTTGATAGATGCGACTTGATGAATAAAAAGACGTTTCGCTCGCCTTCCCGAAATGCCGTTTCGTGCGTGTCGCCCTTCCAATATGTAACCTCGTTGTCATGGCAAAACGATTGCAGCGCCTTCAACACTTCAAACCCTTCCGGCGTGGAGAACGTCACACCGAAATTGATTCGGAGTTGCTTTGCCGTGTTCTCCGCCGCCGCCTCTTGCTCGCGTTCCAGTTGTTCGTGGTCCTGAATAAATAAATCGTTCACTGATTAAGAGCCTCCAAAACACTGCCCTTTTCGGCCCCTTTTGCGAGGTTCGGTATCTGCTGCGCCGCACGTTCCAGCGTCTCCGCTTCCTGTTGCGCCTTCAACGCCTCCGCCCTTTTCTGCCGGATCTCTGCGACAAATTCAGGCGGATTCAGATATTTCACCGGGACACCTGCCCTCAATGCGGTACCTTGTGCAATCTCATCTAGATTATAGTTGTCCATGATCTCGGGGTTGATCTGTGCCAGGGGGGCAACCGCGTTGAGCGTGTCCACCGTTGCGCGCGTCTCGTAGGCTTTCATCATAAGCGCCAGGCGGCCAGTATATTCAATTTCTAGCCCTTGCCCCATCAGTTCGCGAGGAGGCGGCAAAATAGCTCCCGCACGGAAAAGAAGCCAAAAAACCCGTCCTAAAAATGGGTCCAGCAACTCCACTTGCTGCCGTCCAAGAGCCGGACCCAGGATATAAATATTTTCCTCAAGTCTTTTGCTTATCTCGTAAGCCGTCCGGTCCGTACGGTTATCAGACGCCAACAGTTGAAATAAGTCGTTATAAAAGGCCTCTTTGATTGCCCGGCGCCTGCCCTCTTCCACTTCCAACGAAATTTCAAAACGGCCATTGCTCTGTAGCTGCTTCGGCTCATGCCCCGGTTTGTGGTAGATGATCCCTGCGGGACGCGTGACGGTCGTTGACAGAGCGGCCTCGGAGGTCGCCAGAAGCGGCGGGTCAATCTGTTTCTGAATGCCGCGCCAGTTATCGTAACACATTTGATTAAGCATCCGCCCATCGGGCAGCGCGTCCATGCCCGGAGAGCGGCCGTATTGCTCGCCTTCGTCCTTCTCCCATCGCGGCACGGCATAGGGGAATTCCTGGAATCCGGATTCGGCCAGAATGTTCTTTGCTTCCTTTTCGACCCACACAGAAGCGTAAGGCATGTTCAGATTGTCAAGCTTATTCCAGTTGTAGTCATCCCGAGGATAAACCGCATGGATCACGTCAAATGTTTCGGTATATTTTTGATCCTTGTGGGCCTTTTGAACCTTCTCAGAGCATTTATCCCCCCATTTCTGAATCATCTGCCGACAGGTAAAACGTTCAAGCCGATACAGCGCATCTACAACGCCTTCGGCGTCCTCCAACACGCAGCAATTACCGACAGAGAACGCCTGGCAGTTCAACGCATATCGTTTCCCTGGTTCGACATAAAGCACCGCAGTCCCAGCCCACCCTTCGGACCGGTAAACCTGCTGAAGCGCTAAAGGGGCATTTGATGCGTTTATGGCTGAACGCATGCGGTCAGTCGTGTCGGCCAGCCAATATTTCACGTTGGATATTTCCGCGATGGATTTATTCTTTACAGTCAGAGAAAACCACGGCGTTGCCTGCGGCGTCAGATTGCCGAACAACCCATTGGCAAAAACACGATGCGCCCGGATTGCTGTGCCGTCGTAAATGTTTTTGTGCCTCTTCCCACCCGCGACCCACTGATCATAAAGAAATTTAACCGCTACTAGATACTCGGATATTTCGCGCAAATGCGCTTGATACGCAGCTTTGTCGCTATCGAGTCGGTTGTATATCTCAACAATTTTTTTACCGTCAGCAGGTGTCGCCATTATACCGCCGCTCCCGTAGTGTCACGCCCGGATTTGCCTGCGCCCAGAAGCCGTTTTTTCTGGACCGGGGCTCTATCGCCTGCTTTATCGCCTGCAAATTCCTTTTCGGTGGCCGTCGGCATAGCCTTTAAGATTCGCCGCTTTTCATCCTTCACAGCGGCGTTGCTGCCCGCCGTGTCGTCCGTCGGCATATTCCCCGGAGTCAGTGGCACGCTTGCCGTTTTCGGGGCATCCGGGGCCTTTTTGGGCGGAATAAAAGCAGGGGATTTGTCGGGCCCCCCGGAGATTTGTTTCATCAAAAACGCGCCGAGCATCTCAGCCATATTATCGCCTCCCGAATAGATTGTAATCGGCCTGCCGTACATCGCGGCCATAGGTGAATATATCTGCTCCATTGTCCTGCATCTGCGGGAGCCTCCGCATTGCGGAAACCTTCATCGTGGACATGGAGCAATAAACGACCGCATCCCCATCATCCGGGGACCGGCCCAAACGCTTTTTGATTTCCTCTTTTGATTCAATCAGAATACCGCCCGGCGTCAGCTTCCATAACGGCGCACACAACCCGGCTTTCATCTTCGGGTCGGGAGGCAATGCAATCCGGCATCCGGTTTGCGGATCCAGCATTTCCCGGAATCGCCACCATATCATCGCCCTCAGGTTGCGGAATTTCAGTTTCCCGGTTGCCTTGTCTGTTTGGGCCACACATGAATCTGTGTCATAACCCACAACAGGAACGACCTGCATTCCGTTGGACTCCAAATGCCCAATGGTTTCGCCGCCAACACCGAGCGCGTCCACATGCACCGGCGCGCCATCGCGTAAACAAGAGACGATCAAACCGGCTGTCACTGATCCGTTCGGCGTTTCTTTGCCTGGCCATCGTTTGAGCGGCGCGTACCAGTTTCCATATCTTGTTGACACAACTGTTTCATCCTGCCCACCACGCGCCACGTCCGCCCCGCACGAATCCATTTCCCCGCGCTGACCGTCCGGCGTCCATCGCTCCATTGCCATATCGACCCACTTTGTCGGGATGACCTGCCAGACGGAATCCTCAATGCCCGCCTTAAAGTCCGCATTCAACATCTGTGATCGTAGCGGCTCGGGAAGGGCTTGCAACGTCGCTTCGTATCCAGT